CCAGGAGAAGGCAGAGAAGTATATCAAGTAGAAACATCGGATTGGCATAGAAAGAATATGGGTAGAATGTATAAGCATAATGAAAATATTCCTTTTTCCATGGTGCCAGATTTATCTATATATTTGTTACAAAAATATGAAATATCCATGTCGTGGAATGAATTCCAGGCAATTAGAATACATGATGGTATTTATGATGATGCAAATAAACCATATTTTATTGCAAGATCTGCTCAAGCAAAATTAAAAACAAATTTACCCTTACTATTACATCATGCAGATCATATGGCTTCTCAAATAGAATATGAAAAATGGAGATCAATAAAAAATAATTCTCCAAAGCCGGTATCATCAAAATCAAAAGTTACTAAAAAGAACGCTTTAAAAAACTTAGCAGAACAAAATCCTAAAATTGATAAATCGATTGTAGATATTTTTAGTGATTTTAAAGACAATAAAGATTAATTATGAATTCAATGTTAATATTATGTGTTGTATTATTATCCGCTGCGGTATCATATTTTATATATAGAGCTTATATATTAGCCGGGGCAATGGCTGATTTAGAAGATTATACAAAAGAATTAGAAGATATGGCTCAATATATGTATACACAAATAAATGAATCATTTAAGGCAATGAAAGAAATAGATCGATTAGGAGCTTTTGAAAAGGACGATGAAGCTGGTACAACGTTTGCAATGTTAAAAGACGTTATTGATAATTTAGAAGAAGAATTTAATGGGAAGAAAAAAGAAAAAGTCAAATAGATATTGGACTAAAATTACAGAAGGATCTATATCAGCATATAATAGATCAGCTGAACATCGGGTATTAAAAGAAAAAATATATAGACGATTTATATTTCCTGCTTTTATGAAATTATCAGAAAATCTTATTAATAAGATGAAGTGTGAATATATTGATTCATCTTTTAAAGATTTACAAACCGATTTAGTTACATATTTAACTATTAGATTAGATAAGTTTAATCCAGATGCCGGAAGAGCATATTCATATTATACCCGTACATCATTTAATTATTTAATTGCTGAGAATCAAAAAGGATATGCAAAACTAAAAAAAGAATCAGAACCAATAAATATTGATGAGCAACGAAATGTTATGACTGAAATGCATAATGCCGAGATGGCGGAAACATTAAAATACTTCATGGATGCATATGTTGAGTATTGTTATAATAATATAAATTTTATATTTACAAGTCAAACCGATATACATGTAGCTGATTCTATATTACATATCTTTGAAGAACGTGAAAATATTGAGCAATTTAATAAAAAAGCTTTATATGTATTTATACGAGAGCGTACCGGATTGGAAACAAATAATATTACAAAGGTAATAAAAGTTTTAAAACAAATATATTCAACAAAATTTTTAGAATATGAACAAACAGAGTTTGTGAATTTACCCTTCTAATATTTATATTAAAAGGAGTCCATAATATGGATGTTAATGATCATTTATTTAAAGGTAAAAGTTTTTCTGATTTAATGTCAGATGTCTATCACAATTCTAAAAAGAAAGATAGACAAATCAATCAATTGATATCTCAATTACAACCATTAATTCGTACAGCATCCGATGCTACTATTATAGTACCATTAATTAAAGAATATCTAGATGTTGCTGTTAAAAATGATGATCACTTAGTAAAATTAACAGCTATTGTACAGAGATATATATCAACTCAACAAACTATAACAGGAGAAAATTCTTTATTAAGCGAAGATGAAAAAAGTCAATTATTAAAAATTGCTGAATCTGAATTTGAAGAAGAATTAACAGATGAAATTGATAAAATTCAAAGTGAAGATAAAGAATTACAAGAAAAAATTAACAATGTAAAAGAGTCATTGGAGAAAAACAATGAAAGTTAATTTTTTATTAGCAGAAGTAATAGAAAATGCAGTAACTGACACATATAAGTATGATGCAGATGAAGTTAATAATGTATCTACTATATTAGCTCGAACATACGACGAAGATAAAGTTCAAGAATTAATTTGTAAACCAGCAAATGCTAGAAATAATGAAATACCTTTAGTAGGAGAGCATGTATTAATATTTCAAGGAACAAATGATTTTAGTACTGCTGATAAATTTCGAAGACAATGGTATTATTTTCCAGCATATAATATACAATCGAATATAAATCATAATGCACTACCAGGCATTGCAGAACTTCAAACTTCAAATGTTAATGCAACTGGTGCCCAAGAAGCTTTAGGAAAATCTTTTAAAGAAAAGTCGATATCCAAACTACAATATTTTGAAGGTGATTCAATTATAGAAGGCCGATTTGGTAATAGTATTAGATTAGGAAGTACTGTTAATAATGGACATTATACATTAAAACCTACTTGGTCTAGTACTATAGACGGAGATCCTATAATAATAATATCTAATAAGCATTTAGATAAAGATAATAAACAATTTACTATAGAATCATTTAAAAATGATTCATCTGCATTTTATTTAACATCGATGCAACAGTTAACTGATTTGTCATTACATCAACAACCTACTAAATCTGAAAGTGTTTCTAAATTTAAAGGCTCACAATTAGTTGGAGATGCAAATAGAATAATTTTACGAGCTAAGACCGATTCTATTATATTAGATAGTCCTAATAGAATAACATTAGGAGCTCCTGAAATACGAATTGGTAAAGAAAATGCTGAACATCCATTGGTAAAAGGAGATATTTTACGAATGATATTAAATGATTTAGTTGCAGTACTTAATGCAGGTTCTATAGGCCCTGCAGGAATGGTTTCGGTTCCAATACAACAAAGTAAATTAATAAAATTATTAAACAAAATTGGTAAGTTAAATAGTGTAAATCACTATTTTGATAAATAAGAAAGAAGAAAGTTATGTCAATTTCCGCCCCATTAGATAGAATACCAGCACTACCATCAATAGCAACTGGTTTATTAATAGATCAAATAAATAAAGCAATAGAAAAAATACAAAAAGCTATAGAAGATACAATTTCTACAGGAGCAAAGCTTCCAGATAGTTGTGAGTGTGATGATCCTAGGATTCAAGATTTATTATCTAGAATTAAACAAATACAAAAAATGGTTGCAGCAATATTAAAAATACTACCAATAATTAATAAAATTGTTAAATTATTAAAAACATTATTACGAATAGCAAATGCTATTAAAGCTTCCATATTTTTTACTCCAATTGTAGGCCAAGCTGCTTTATTATCCGAACTAGTAGCAGTACAAAATATGCTTCTAGCAAATGCAGGAACAGCTGTTAAACAATTATCAACTATTCCAACATCAGTAAATACATCATTACAGTCGACTTTGGCTAATTTAGCAAATGTTGCAATAAATTTAAGTGCTAGATGCGGCGATCAAGTAAATGGTGATGGTGATGGTAGTGGTGGCGGCGATCAATTGATTACTAATCAAGATTTGCAAAACGCTATCAATAATCATGACTTTTCTGATAGTATTCCTGAAACTCCGCCAGCTGGAAAGTGGGAACTTCTTGACGATGGTGGGGATGGCGATTCTATAGATCCTTCGCCCGGGGTGCCTCCGTCTCCTAGAAGTCCATATACTGATGGAAATGGAAATATATGGGTTTGGACCGGAGAAATTGATCCTAGTAGTGGGGTTGGCTGGGGTACGCAAAAAAGTAGAACAGATGATGCTGAGTTTGGAAGTGAATTCTATACACAAATAAATGTTGGTATGGAGGACATGCTAAGTAGAATTGATTCAATTCAAGAATTAGTCGATTCACAACAAGATCTATTAACATCATTACAAGAAGCGCCTGCTCAATCATATAGTGGTACCGGCACGCCTAAAGCTGATTTAGGTAAGTCTGGAGATTATTATATTGATAAAAAAACAAAAGCAATATATGGACCTAAAAATAATAATGGCTGGCCAGACGCCGTAAAGTATTAAAGTTAATATTTATAAAAAAGAAGAATCATTATGGAACAAAAAAAATTTATACAAGTTTTAAGAAAAATAGTAAAAGAAGAAGTTAGATCTGTTATTAAAGAAGAGTTAACTGAAATTTTGCAAGAAGGGTTACAATCAACCGTAAATGAATTAACGAATAAACAATCAATAACAAAAAAATCAAATACAGTTAAAAAACATGGTATGTTTAAAGAAAATAAATTTGCAAATATTTTAAACGAAACTGAAGTAACAAGAGAACAAACTTCTTCTTCAGATTATGCTAATTTAATGAATGAAGATATTGTTATGAATTCGAGTAATGCTAGAAATTTTGGAATGCAGAGAACATTGCAGAGTGGAAATACTCCAAGAGTTCAAGACGCTGAAACTGGACAAAGTATAGTTGTAGAAGATAAAGCAATAGCAAATGCTATGACACGTGATTATAGTGCTTTAATGAAAGCAGTAGATAAAAAGAAAAATAGATAATGGCATATAAAATTGTTGAAGTAGACACTAACGTAGAAGATACAAATGTTGCAATAGGAGTAAAGTTTCCGTTTAACGCCCCCGGGGTGTTTGCAAAATCATTTACTACCTTTGATCAAGCTTCAACAAATATTAAAAGCTTATTATTAACAAGAAAAGGCGAACGATATGAACAACCTAACTTTGGAACTGACTTATTAAATTTAGTATTTGAACCAAATATTTCAGAGTTAAAAGATTTTGTATCAACTACTATTAATGATGCAGTTAACTTTTGGCTACCATATATTACAATTACAGAATTAAATATTGTTACTGCAGATGATGATCCAAATTTGGTACATAATCTTAAGATATCTATTAGTTTTACAGTAACTGGAACAGATGCTGAAACAACAA